TTCTAGTTTTAGTTAGTTTGTATGATTGATTTCTCGCATTTTAAGTTTTACATCTTCACCAACATCTTTGAGTGCATTAATTTGGTCGATACTGGGGTTAGGTCCTAGCTTACTCAGACCTTCCAAAGCACGATTCTTAACAGATGCTTCGTCGTTGTCAGCTGTCAGCTTTGCCACATCTTCAGCATTGAGCCATGGTTTTTTAGACTCAATAAGTGCCTTAGCTTCTTTAACTTTACCAGCACCATTAAGACTTTTAACAATCGGAATGATCGCATCACCAATATCAGCTTTGATCTGAGTTTCAATTGCTGGGGCATTTGAATAATCCCAACCAGTGACCGCACCTGTTTTTGGATTCGTTATCGGTTTGATATCGTACCCGTTTTGGATTGCGATTGCTCTGCGAGTCCCTTCAATTTCCGACAACGCTTTGTCTACGCGCCCAAATGCAACTGGATTTCTGATGTCCAAAAATTGAGAATCTTTCATGGCGTTGTCTTGTTTCAACTTTACAGAGTTATCTGCAACTTCTTTTTGCCATGAATAATACTGAGCTGTCTGTTGGGTTGATCTGAGATCAGTAATACGCCCATTGGCAGATATAATCTTTTGTTGGAGCAATTGACGAGTCTCAGGATCTTCACCGACTTCTGTGTAAATCGTATCTTCAAACTCAAATCTTTTTTCATCAAATTGCTTGTAAGCAGGGGTGGTATCACCTTTGAGTTGCTTTAGACGATCCAAGTCAGTTTTGAGGGTCTGTTCGTATTTAATCGCAGCTTCAGTGGCTTTGAGATCTTTTACTTCTAATTCTTTTTTTCTCAGTTCTTTTTGACGTGCATCGATCACATCGACTGACGTATTTACAACATTACTCAAACCTTCTCTGAGTTGTGTTGTTGCTCCTAGAAGGTTTGGTGCATTCATTTCAAGTCTGTCAGATTGACCTGGAGCTTGTGCCCCAAAGCGGTCTACACGTGGTATTTGTACGGGCATGTGAAACTCCTAAAATGGTAAAAGGTATCCTGAACTAGCAAGACCCTGACTCGTTCCAGTAATGTAACTACTTGGGTTTGTGTTCATTGACAAACTTTCCGAACCCTTGTTCGGAACATCGTAACCGCTCTCTGAACCGAAGCTAAAACTTTTACCTTTGGTTGCGCTTACACCTGTCGCAGCAGCGTTTAAAAGTGCCCCGCCAATGATGGCAGCCTGTTGGGTTTTTGCCATCCCCTGACTCATCTCTGAACCAAATCGAATACCTCTTGCTTGTCTTGTGTAACCGAGAGCTCTCTCACGTGCTTGATTTTCAATGTCTAACATATTCGCAAGACCAATTAATTCTTGCTCCGCTGCGATTTCACCAAGAGAACCCTCGAGTTTCACACCAGCTCCAGCTGCGCTCACACGAGCACCAGCCTGTGCCTGGTCTAACTGAGACTGATACCTTGCCATTTGAGTTTGACCATATCCTACAGCTTTCCAAGCATCTAGGTCGGCCATCTCTGCGTTGAAATCATCTATCTGTTTTTGAATCTCAGCTTGCATACCGACCATCTCAGCTTGTTGAAGTCCTGAGATGATTTGAAAACCTGCAAGTGCTGCATATTGCCAAGCCATTTTTACTCCTAATTTCTAATAACTTCAGTGTCTGGGATAATTGCTCTAATTTGTATTGGTTGTGGATCTACGTTACGAAGTGCCACCGAACCTTTAACTTTCCAATCACCTTGTACGATCATCTCTAAACGCTCGGATTGTGGTAATGGTGGGACAGTATTCAGGATTCCATCTGGTGGTTCAACCTGATACTCTTGGTTTTCCATACCTGTGATTGTGTCGTCAGTTGGTAATTCTGAACCAGCGTAAAGGAACAAACTCTCATAATATGAAAGCCAAAGTCGATTGACGATCTGACCTTCAAGTTTTGTCGGAGACTGCTCAACGGTATCAACCTCTAGTGTTTGGATATCTTGAACTACTGGTAGACCTACTGAAATATGAGAGCCAGTCACACCACTTGCAAGAGTAATCTTACCACCAGATACAGTATATTCTTCATAGTCTTTATCCGTATTTAGTGGTGATGCGTGAGTGAACCCATCAATTCGAACTGATACCTTTTGACCATTGAGATGTGAAAGACCTGTAAGTTCACCAGAATAAACAGTCCAGAGGGTATTAGAGTCTGAATTTAAAGTCGCCATTGTTGATGGGTATTCAGCACTAGGTGTCACCGTCAACACACCTAGAGTATTGGCTGTAACTTCCATATCAATGTATTCCCAAGTATCAATGAATACTCTAACGACATCTCCAGGGGATTCACCAAAACCTGTGAAAGCAGGGGTGATTGTTAGAGGTCCGTCCCATGCCCCGGGTGTCACGGGTGCTATGGTCGCCGTAGGACTTGCAATACTTACTAAAATATTTTCATTAAAAACGATTGAAGAATCAGATCCAACGTAGTCGATGAACTCAGCATCACGTCTTGTAAGCCTTTCAACAGATCTAACACCATTTCTGTTTATACAAAAGCAAACGACATCTTCGCCATCTTCAGTGTCCATTGTGAATACTTCTTCAACTAAACCATCTCTAAAATCATGGCGCGCCCATGAGCGAACTTGCTGCTCATCTTGGAACGAGAAAGACAACATCTTACCATCGTCCAGAACTATCCAAAGAACCTGTGTCTCAGCGTCTTGGAGAGCCCATGATACAACTCGACGACCTTTTAAAAGGTGCGAAGAATAAATGCTAAACTCATCGTATGCAAAACCGTCTTGGCTTCCTGATGGTACAAGTCCAATGATAGCCTTGAGACGCTTATCATAGATGACAATATATCCACCAAGTTGTACTGGTTCGATGTTTTCATCGGCTACATAGGGTCCGCGCTTGATCGCAAAAGCTGTGTCAGGTGTCAAAAGTTCAACTGGGGTTTCATAAACACCAACTGTCGTAAACATCATGAGACCACGACCGTCGAAGAATCGATTGATCTTAAGACCTCCGTCAGAACCTACAGCAAACGAAACAGCAGAATCAGCCTGAAGCGGGAAATCTCTGGTCATCGCGGTGGTACCTGTACGACTTCCGAATACTTTGTTCTTTAATGTTGTTCCTGAAAATATCAAACGATCTTGATAAACAAGACCGGTTTTGCACGTCACTGGATAAGCGTAGGTAGACGTAGTTATTGCGTATTTGGTATCCGCAACAAAATCGGTAACATATTGAGGTGGTTGATTGGATGCATCTGGGGTCACACCATAATCCGCAAATGAAAAGGTCAATGTCGTGGCTGTCTCGACAGGATTAGGTACACTACCAATGTAAAGATAGGCACCACCATTTCGTGGTCTCTGATATATTCTCAACTCGTCAGGATAAGGTGTACCAGGAAGAAAAAACGACTTGGTTAAAACAGCAACAATCGTATTGTACTGACCTGTTCCTGTAGGTTTGTTGAGAGTCTGATTTTCAGCGAAATAAAAAGTCTCTACACCTTGAATGACATAAGTCACCACATAGTCTACACCATATGTTGGTGCCGCCGGAGGTGTTGTACCTGCCGCATAGGTCACTACAGTACCAAGTCCAGTGTAAGGTAGGCTTGGTGGTTTAACGACATCTCTCAGTTGAGAAACAGAAATATACGGTGGTGTAATCGCATAAATCAGATCTACGCGAATAGCTTCATAAGTGTCTCTGAAAATATAAAGATACCTATTTCCGTGAGTAAATTGAATATTTTCAACGTCGTCCATTACTGGATACAGACTCACATCGACGTCTGTCGATCCTGAAAATGTATCGTAATCAATATCGTAACCTGTATAAATCCTTACGTTTCCAGCGGTAAATTCCAGGAGATAATTTTTAGACTGGATGTATAGAAATTTTGCAGCAGCATTTGATTTAGTTGTATGAAGGTACTTAGTCCCAGCACGACCTTTAAGTCCACCCATTTTGGTGACTGTAGCATTTCGCATGGTCGTGAGACCTGTTCTGAATTTGTCTAGATTACCACGTTCCCAAAGTTCGGGAGTTAATTCACCAGCACCAAAAGCTATTAGATTCTTGAACGCCATCTACTACCACCAATTCTTGCCTGTACGAACTCAGACTTAAACTCATCGGTGGTGGAGTCAACATTTTCGTTTTGGTCGTCTTCCATCGCCTCAGATTTATGGATAGTGTACTCTTGAAGAATGGATTGTTTCAACTGTCTTGAGGACTTGCCTGCGATTAAAGCAGAGGCTAGGTAAGCCATTTGGTAACCAACAGAAATCGCAGCACTTGGATTGAGTGCGCTTAGATTTAGATTTGATGGTTGGATCTCGCCCCAAGCCTCTGGTTCATTTGTCACAACAACTTCGATACCGTCCACAGTTTCTGTTGCAAACGGTATGCGTGTACCAAAATTATCTACTGCATGAGGTGAAACGATTCTGCGAAATTTAGCAGATATCGATGGGTACTTGTAAACATACTCCCAATGAGGATGGTCTAAGTTCGTCAGCTCCAGTTTAACCTTTGTCGCTGTTCTATTCAGATCTAAATCAGATAATGTTTTGGATAACGCCAAAGGATACATCATGCGAAGAGATTTCATCGCTAGATGTTTATCATTATCGACATCTGTCGTTTGATGAGAGATGAGCAGGGCGTTTAAAGCTATATTAAAAATTACAACCTTATCAACCACACTCATCTCCTAAAGACTGTTAGATCTTTTCCATCCATTTATCAGAAAACTCAGTGGAAGCTACCATGAACTTCATACCAGGTTCAATACGACGGCAATCAAACCAACCTTTTGCAATCGCAACAACTTTAGTATCGCGCTTGGTTGTTTTAACAGCATTCATCGCTTCTTTCGAAACGGATTTTTTAGTAACTTGGCCACCATGTTTTGGTAGATCTGCGTTACCAGACTTAACACTCGTAGGGGCTGTGAAGCCCCCTGCTTGATTTTCTTCCATTTTAGAACCTCATTAGTTTTTAACAACGTAAGACGTGGTGAAAGATTTGTACTTAGCAACGTCGTCTTTAGAGCCGTAGTAAGCATTAATCTTACCAGTGATCGCACCACCAACTGGAGTATAACGTGCACCGAAATATTCAGTGTCCATCATGTAACCAGGTAGTGATAGGAAAAACACTGCACCATCTACAAGACTAGCTTTAGGGATGGTCACTGCTGCAAGTTGTTCAATCCCTGTAGTCAATGCATCGTCTGTCGCTTGAATAATTTCTAGGGTCAAGTCAGTTCCTGCACCAGCCAAGTCACCTTGATCGATGAAGAATGCAATACCCATTTCAGCTTCACCAATACCAAGGTCTTGAGCTGCTGGTTTCTTTTTTGAATTTGTAGAAACCTGAGCCGAAGCACCCGCCAATACTTGTTGAGCCGACAATTGATCTAATACGTCAAATCTCATTTTAAAATCCTCCAAAAATGGTGAGGGTGATTAAACCCCCACCTTTAAAATTAAGTTGTAACTCGTGCTTCAGTAGTTAGAAGATTATCCATTTCCTGGATCATCCAACCACGGAACATCAACACTGGTTCACCTTGGTAGTTCATGTAATTCAAACCACCACCTGCACCAACCAACGCCTGTGCTTGTTCATCAAGGAAAGACATGATCGTTGAGTTTACATAGATCTTGCCTTTTTGTTGACGAAGCATTGGCGGGATGCGGTAAAGAGCGCGAGTCATCAACTTCATAAGATTTGCAGCATCTGCAGGAGTCTTAAGATCAGACACATCGATATTGGCAACGCGAGCAAGTGCGCGATAATCTTCAACGCAAAGACCGTGTTCAACTTCGAAATCTTCTTCAAAGCCCCAGTACCAGCCAGTTCCACCAGCTTCAGTTGTTCCAGGGATTTGTACTAGACCGCGATCTGTACGCTTCAAACCAGCCTGAGTACCTTCTTCAAAGATACCGTAGACTTTACCTTTACCCCAAGAAACAAAAAGGATTGATGAGTTGTCAGAGCCAACACCACCAGCATCAACGATTTGTTTATGTGTAGGTTCAGAAGTGCTCAAAGTTGAAAGGATGTGGAAGATACCAGGAACTTGTCTGTGGTCATCTTCAGGAGAACCGTAAAGAATCAAGTCAGCCAATTCATGAGCCGCAGCTTGAATATGACCTTCAGCTTGATTCATACGATTTTGAGCTACGCGATCTTTACCACCGTACTCAGCAACTTTTTGATCCATTACTGATTTAGATTCGAAGTGAGATGCTACGAACTCACGTTCTTCAATGGTAGTTTTAGACGCAGGAATTGCTTGGTTCGCCTTACGGTAATAAACAGAAGGAAGGTCAGAGCGCATAGCTACAATGTGCTTCACCTTTTTGTTCATCGCCACATAAGGGATGTCGTTTACGATTGGAACTGCTTGACGAAGCACTTCCGCTACATCTGCCAAAGAGTGGTCCAAGAATTTCTTGGCATCACCGAGCGTTAGGTAATCTACACCTAAAACTGCCATTTAAACCTCCGTATTAAAGTTACGTTTTTTGTTTATAAAAATCCAATGGGTTCCAAGAATCACCAACTGATGTCTTATCGCCCTGAACCAACTCTGTTTCACCATACAACTTACGTGCAACATTGTTAAGATCCTTCATGACACTAGGAGGCAGTCTTTTACCTGATGTTGTCAAGAGGTTTTTAAGGCCTGGTAAATCCTCGCGGATCAATTTATTAACATTGTGAACACTATGCGCGAAATTATCGCCACCAAAATCAGGATCAGACTTAAGTTCTGTCTCCCAAGTTTTGAAAACTTCGGCTTCTTTTACCTTAAAAGTTTCCTTTGCAGCAATTTTAGCGTCTTCGTCAGATTTACGTTTATCAACCAAGGCTTGAGCTTGGTCTTTGGTAAGTCCTAGATCTTTGGCTAGGTCTTGGATGTCCTTTACGGACTCTTCAGGTAGACCTTTTAAATCTAGTTCTAGCTCTGGTTTAGCTTCTTCTTTGGTAGTTTCAGGCTTGGTGTAACCAGTTACGTCTTCTGTTGGCGTTTGTTTGGATTCGTCACCAGCTGTACTGGTTTCGACTTTGGTTCCCTCACTCGACGTATCACCTTTGGAGTCGACGTTATCACTCCCTTGTGTTTGAGTCGTCTCAGTTGGCGTTGCAGTCGTCGAAGTTTCTGCCCCATACCCTGATGGTGAACCGCCGTCGTCAATTTTGTCCATTAGTATTCTGTGCAATCGCAGCATCCATTTTCTCCTTTTGGATTTGTGCAAGAATCAATCCTGCTTTAATATTGTCAGCTTGTGAAAGATATTCAAAGAGAAGCTGCCCACCTCTCAAAAAGCCAATATATTCATCTCTTAAATTGGCAGGGATATTGACCGCAGGGAGCTCACCGAACTCAAGTTCTTTCAGCATGTATTTGAATACAGCCTGACCTTGAGGAGTGTTCAAAACTAGACTAAGGTCTAGGATGAAAGATTCGTGACCTCTGATCTCCTTGATAACCTCTTTATACGGATTACCCATTTTGAGCTCCACGAATCTGCTGAGCTTCAGCAGCACTTTTACTAGCCTGAGCAGCTGCAGGGATCGCTTCAATCATCTGCTGTCTCATTTGTTGTTGCTGAGCTTGTCGTCTCAATGCGTCAACCATAGACTGAGGATTGTTCAAACCTGCTGGTAGATAATAGCGATCTTCGTAAGTCTTCGCTAAAACATCCAAATTGATATTATCCCAAGCTTGAGGATTTAATTGAGCAATCTGCAACCACTGTGACACGTATTGATTGATCTGCGGTAAGTCGAACGCCTTCTGCACCTGTGCAAACACAGATGTAAACTCAGTGTTGATCGACTGACCCTGAAGATCTTCTGGGGGTGGTGGTAAATACGGATCTTCATGAATCACGAAATCCAGCATATACTCAGCAATCGGCATATTGTAAGACCAGTTCAGCGTCTGTAAATTCGGACCAATTACAGATTGCTTTTCTGTCACGATCTCGCGCACCTCTTCAGCTGTTCTAGTCTTTGGATTGTTTGATAAATATAACAAGAAATCAGCATAAAAGAATCGTTCAATTTGCTGTCTAATGTCCAGCACATCTGCCGATAGTGTTGCGATCGCAGGGTTGATGTCATAGACAGTTCTAAGACCACCTTGAGCCATTGCTGTAGCATCCAAAGGGATGTGCTTGCGAGCTTGGGTTGTGAGGTAGGACTTGCGAATATGTGCTGGACCTTGGGTTGTTGGGTCTAACATTTTCTCAAGAGCTAGATCTTTACTGATCGCCTTTTTGTTGGCCGATCTAATAAGACCGATAGCACTAGACGTTGGTCCCATCTCACCATACGGACTATCACCGTGAGACTTACCAACAATAAACGGACGTCTGCGAGAATATCCGACTTCTAAATTTACGACATCTTTACCGAGTGGATCATTGATATATTGTGCGAAACCACTTGAAAAGTTCACACCTGTTTCATAGGTGACATTCACCCACTGACGATTGTTACCACTGATTGGTGCTTCTAAGTTTAATTCTTTATTGCGACAGTAGATCTCTACACACTCAATCATCGTGGTCGTGTCGGCCTTTTCAAACAACATTTTTACAGTGCTTGAGAAATTCGACCAATCCCAGCTACCATTCACCTTTTTACCATAGCGTTTAACGAGTGCTAGAGCGTGCATGGAGAACTCGCGGATCAACATCTCTGGTTCATTGAGTGCATTATTTACGACGTAATATGAGCCTGGTAGGAGCGTATAAACGTGAATCCCACGACCGACCTTTTTGAATATGTGTGCACCTGTATTAACTGCACCATAGTCGTAATAGAACTGCCCAGCTTGATGATAGAAATTTGAATTACCCAAGTATGAAAGAACACGATTTGTGGCAAGATCCAACCACTCACGATTTGGGGTAAACCTATTACGATCTGGATCTGGATGACTGTAGCGCATCCAAGGACGAGAAGCTGAAGTATTACCTTCTAAAAATCCAGCAACGAACGATCTATGTGCTAAGACATGAGTACCATCGATGATCGGATACCCTGCAATTTTATCAGCACTTGGATTTATCATCCATTTAGCGCGATGCGGTACTGTCCAAAGTAGTTGTTCTATCCACTCTGCTTTGCGTTCATCGAACTTTTGTTTTGCGTCCTTTCGAAGAACTTCAAAGTCATCTCTGGAATACCCTGCAATCATCGCTTTATCCATCTACAACCCCAAAAAATCTACAGCCATCTGCTGTTCAACACCAAGAGAACCTGTGCTGCCTTGAGCTGTATTATTGTTTTGTTTCGCCTTGCCCGACAACTGTCTTTCACGCGCTTCTTGTTGCTGTATCTGCGCCTGACGATCTTTAGCGGCTTGGGCGCGTTGCTCATTGATTGCGTCTTGAGTATTCATGGCTTGTTTGCGTGCGACGTTACGACCAGTTACCTCGCCAACAGTTTCATCGAGTGCTCGTATTGTTACACCTCTGGAGATTTTACCGTTCTCGTAACCAACAGCTCCAAGAGTAGCATTATTGATTAAACCACTAATGAGTGTATCAACTGGATTATCAAGCATTTTTTTAATGTCTTCTTCAGCATCCCAACTGCCGCCACTACCCACGTCAAACCTCCATAATGTAGAGTTCTTCGAGTTTGGTAAACCCCAGTTTCTCTAAAGACTGTGATTTGAAGTTTGTATGTTTACCAATACACGTAATAACATAGTTGGCACGCAGCTTTCCAAAGTCAATAAAATACCTCAGAAGCTCTACGGTGGCTTTGGGATGTTTTGCAAACAAGACCTCTTGTCGCAACACCGTTTTATTCATGTCAAAAATACTAACTTGAAGGGAAGCAAACAAAAACCCGACAGGTTCTGATCCTCTAAAACAGACCAAAACCACGTGTTTCTCGACCGCATATTTTAAAGGAAATCCTGTGGTCCAGTTAAATCTGTTACCATAGACGCTGTTTAAAGCGTCACCATTATCTGCTATGAATCTTAGCAATACACCCGTGAGATCTTTTACACCGATCTGTTTAACGGTATAGGCCACGAAACTGATCCATGCTATAGTCTGGTGTACTCACTGGCAACTCTATAGCCCTAGAACCTGCCTCTGGTCTGTAAAACTCACGAGCTTTCTCACCCAAGTATCGCCCACCCATCTCATCTAAGACCTCGTTGTCAGGATTGCGATCAAGCAGGACTCTAGCAAACCGTAGCACCATCCCGTCAGAAAAGTCCGGTGACTCCCCTACCCGTGCTTTGATCTCCTTCTTCGACTCTGCAAGTTTCTTCATGGTGATCTTATGTCTGTCACCCTTGGTATAACCCATCTGAGCGATGATGGCCTCCATGAGCTCTGAGGCGTTACCAATCTGCTTGCCGGCCACACGCAAGTTACCAAACTCAATCTCATCACTGATCTCTAGAACTGCTGCTCCGTCGTTGAAATACTTCCGCGCTTCGAAATATAACTGCGCCCTCATGTTGGCATACTCTGACTGTCCAGGGTCTGGATTGTCCGTTGGACGTCCTGCAAATGACACAAGGTCCCAATGATACCGCGCATCTTGATTGGCGAGTGTTTTAAGTGCGGTCCCCTCACCTTGATCTATCCACACCGCATCGGCTCTGTATTGCCGTTCGTAGCGCACGAGAAGGTCATAGGTCACCTTATGGTCCTCACCCATCGCCGCGTTTAACTGGTAGGCGTTTAAGAGCTTTGAATAGTTCCCTTGGTGAAACCAAATAGTCGTAAAGTCACCACCAGTCCATGCGGGATCGACTGTGATGACTGCAGGGAGTCTATTGACACTTGCTATATCAAACTCTGCAGCACGACCAAATGCTTCTCTGACTCGATCTCTATTTATGATACTGTCGGCATTGGTCTTACGCGGTAGACCTCTGACACGAACACGGAAGTCATCGGCATCCTCATCACCCCCGCATTCCTTTAAGACCGTCGCGATGAAGTCTTTCGAGACGTGTGGAAGTGTGCGGGTATCGATGCGCACCGGATTCCAGTCCGGGTCATTCATCATCTGTTCGAAGCGACTGTCAGGGTCATCTGAGTTCCCCAAGGCCAACCATAATTTAATCGTGTTGATGTCTGTGAAGGCACCATTGGCGTACTGGAAGATATTCGCAGGGATACCAGGCGACTCCTCCATGACGTAACACGTCGCATTCCCTTCATTATGGAGTCCTGATACTGCAGCTGGGTTCTGCTCATCCCAGGTAAACATTGAGAACTGCCACTGATCGGCTTTATTCTCATCTCGGGATTTAATACTCTCCCCGAATTTCTCAAAGAATATGTTACTGTATCTGGCAAATGTGAACCACTTGTCATACTCAGGCCACACAACTTGAGTCAGCTGGGGCTTGGTATTACCCGTGAGACGCCCACGCAGCATGTGAGTGTACATTATCATGAGTATGGTCTGAGCAGCCCAAGCGGTCTTACCTGATCCGTTTCCTGTACTAATAGCTTTTTTATACGTGCGATCTCTGGTCAGAGGATTGTTAAACCATTCTGACATTTTCTGCCACTCAATCATCTGCCAGTCGTGGGGTTTCTTGTGCTCCAGCGGATGTCCAGGCTGCCCGTAAGGGAATATGATGTATACCAATTTACAGAAGTCGTATTTGTTGGTCTGAACCAACTGCTTAAATAACTCTAGTTGTGGGTCTACGTGCCCTGTCATTTATACCCCATCGCTTGCATAAGTTCTGTTAAAAAATACGCCTGTGCTTCGTCATTGTTGCGATCAGGTTTATAACCAGCTCTATCCATTACAAAATTCGTAGCATGAAATGCTTCATGGGCTGCTATGGCTGGTGTATCTACCTTAGCCAACCAAATTAACACTCTAGTTCTGCGACCGCATTGTATAAGTGTCGTGTAACCGTCTTGATACGTATATTCAGGCAATTCAAACTTAAACACTCTCCAACAATATTTTTTAAAGTCGTCCCATGACCAACCAATAAAAAAGTCAAAATTCATCTGCCATGTGTGACAATAGTGATACTTGGGCTTACGTCTGCTCACAACACCCCCGGCGGCTTGGTAAACCCCATGACAGTCTCAGGACTCACCGCACTCACGTCTATAACAGGTGTGACGTCTTTAACTGTCCCATGAGTCAACTCAGCCTTCCTAGCATCAGCTCTCTGTATCGACCCCAACAGGAACTCAGCAGCATTCTTTGAAACATCATGCTGCATGACTGTTGTCTTTTTAAACGTATCTTTCTCACGCCCTAGCAACTCAAGCGACCGTGGTTTATCCCACAGCTCGACCTCATAGATCCGTCCCCGATACTGAGGCACTCCATTTACATCATCTTCAAAATAACTCTTGTATTTGAATTTCTTAACAGCTCGCCTAACCTCTGGGGGGATCTCGTGAATGTTCTCAATGATCCTACCCTTGTCATCAAACAAGTCAGCGATGTCAACAAAGGCAAGCTCCTTGACCCGTTCAACGACCTGTTCTGCATCGAACCCAAACTTCGCTACAACCTTTTCAGTGATTTTGGCTATGCATTTGTAGATGTCAGGTCGGTTGAATAGGTTGCGCCCATCTGCCCCGGTGATACCTGTGAGATCTGCGGCCTGTTTAACATCCTTACATTCGACATAGTTGCCAATGAACCTAACTACCAATGGGTCAGTAAGGTGCTTTGGTAGCAGCGTTTCGGCCATAATTTGAGTTATTTCGTTGGACTGTGACATATTTGTCAGACTGCCAATTTAAATATGGATGTGTCAAGTTCTCTGGTATTCAAAAAGCCTAAGAGAGCGAAGGAGTCCAGTTAGAGATGAAAGGAGTCCAGGCCAAACATCTCTTCCTAAAGCCAAACACTCTCTTAGGTAAACCAATCAGTCTGCTCTAGGCAGCGTCGTCACGGTTATTTACGTTATATTAAAAATACGTTAAAAACGCCACATAAAAATATTCCAGAAAATATCCCAGAAAATATT